TAACATTATATATTTCCAAAAGAAAGTTTTCAAAGCTCTGAACGTTCCTGTTGGTAGAATCAATCCAGAAGAACAAGGTGGAGGTATTCTTGGAAGAACTTCTGAGATTACTAGAGACGAGTTTAAGTTCCAAAAATTCATAGGAAGACTTCGCCGCAGATTCTCTGAACTTTTCATGAATATTTTGAAAAAACAGTTACTTCTCAAAGGTATAATCACAGAAGATGACTGGGAATCTTGGAAAGGCGATCTGCATGTAGACTATATTACAGACAATTATTTCTCTGAGCTGAAAAACTCAGAAATGTTAAGAGAGCGGGTCAATATGCTTCGTGAGATTGAACCTTACCTTGGCACGTTTTACTCTAAAGAGTGGACACAAAAGAATGTTTTGATGTTAACTGATGATGATGTCAAGACAATGAACGATCAAATAGAACAAGAAAAGAAAGATGGTGAAATTCCGGATGAGGAAGAAGAACCAGAGATTTGATTAAAAACAAAATTATTATAAATAAAATCACGAAATAATTATAAGGACTTTACAATGGCTGAAGATATTGATAATTTTTTGAATAACGTTACGAATAAGAATTTTTCAGATGCTGGGAAGCAATTCGCAGATATGATCAATGCTCGTCTTGCTGACCGTCTTGAATCTCATAAGACGGTGATTGCAAATCAAGTATACAATGGTATTGATCCTAATGAAGAAGACGTAGATCTGGATGATGAAGCTGAAGGACAGCCAGAAGAAGAGTCCGAGGAAGAAGTAGCAGATGAAGACGTTTAAAGAGTTTGCCAAAAACATCGCCCCTAGAGGTCAAAAGATCATTAAGGTTTTAGATCTTAAAGGTGGAGAGATGATGGTCACTAAAGACCAGAAAGGTAAGTTCAATATTATGTTTGATAATCAAATCGTCGACACTCTGCGCTCTGAAAAAGAAGCAATGACAGCTGCCAGAAATTTTGGCAAAATGATGGGCAAAGGTAAATTTAAATGAAACTGATTACAGAACATACAGAAGAAGTTTCTTATATCATCGAAGCAAAAGACGATGGTAGTAAGAACTATGTAATTGAAGGTATCTTTGCTCAGGCGGATCAAAAGAACCGCAATGGAAGAATTTATCCAAAAGGAATTTTGGAAAAAGCAATTTCTAAGTATGATAAGGAACAGGTACAAACCCAGCGTGCAGTAGGTGAATTGAATCACCCTGCAGGACCTATCATTAACTTAGATAAAGTATCTCACCGCATCACCGAACTCAAGTGGAACGGCAATGATGTGATGGGAAAGGCACTTATTCTTGATACACCGAATGGTCAAATTGTGAAAGGTTTGTTAGACGGTGGAGTTAAGCTAGGTGTTTCAACTCGTGGTATGGGAACTCTTGAGAACAGGAGTGGAATTAACATGGTCAAAGAAGACTATGTCATGAACACCGTAGATATCGTTCAGGATCCATCTGCACCATCTGCATTTGTTAATGGGATTATGGAAGGTGTTGAGTGGATTTGGAATAACGGTGTCTTGGAACCTCAAGAAATTGAAAAAATTGAGACTGAAATTAAGAATGCTTCTAAGTCTGATCGCTCTGCGGTTGAGATGCGGGAGTTTAAGAATTTCCTCTCTAGATTAAATTTTTAACAGGAGATAAACATGTCCGATAAAGAACTTTATGAAGACATCGAATCTGTTGAAGAAATGGTCGTGGATCCTGATCCTGAAGAGGAAGAAGAAGCTCACGACGAAGACGCAGCAGAAGATGATGTAGAAGAAGTCTCTGAGGCAAAAGACGGTGTAGAAACAGAACCAGCTTCGATTGATTCTGTAGCTAAGGCCGCTGGCGCCACAAAGCAAGCTAAAGTTCCAGGCGGTGTGGCCACTAAGGGTGACCCAATGCCTAAAACTAAGGCTGGCATGATCAATGCAATGTACGGTAAAATGAATGCCATGAAAAAGCAAGATCTTCAAGCCGCTTACGGTAAGATGATGAATGCTATGGCACACATGAAAGAAGATGCTGATGTAGAAGATGCTACTCCAGCTATTCATGAAAAAGCAGCAGCGGTTTCCGTTGATGTAACTGCTGACATGAATGCTCTGGTAGAATCCGAAGCAACTCTGTCCGAAACCTTTAGAGAGAAAGCTGCAGTCATTATGGAAGCAGCTGTTAAGTCTAAAGTTTCTGAAGAAGTATCTCGCATTGAATCCGAACTTCAAGAAGATTTCGACGAAGAACTGAAGACTACTCGTGAAGAAATGATCGAGCAGATCGACGGTTACATGAACTACGTTGTAGAAAAGTTCATGGAAGAGAACAAGCTGGCAATCGAAAACGGTATTCGTACCGAGATCGCTGAAGACTTCATGACTAAGCTGAAGGACCTCTTTACTGAGTCCTACATCGAAGTTCCAGAGTCCAAGGTTGATTTGGTTGACGAGCTCTCTGAGCAAGTTGCTGATCTTGAAGCAAGACTTAACGAAACCACTGAAACTGCTATTGAGCAAAGCAAAGTTATGGAAGAACTCCAGCGTGATGCTATCATCCGTGAGCACTCCCGTGACCTCGCTGAAACTCAGGTAGAAAAGTTGAAGTCCCTGGCTGAAGATATTGATTTTGAAGATGAAGAAACTTTCGCATCGAAAGTTGCTACCATCAAAGAATCTTACTTCACCAAGAAAAAAGTAACAGTTGCAGAAGAAGTCGTAGGTGACGAAGCTGAAGAAACTGAAGTTTCTGATGTGATGGCTCGCTACGTATCTGCGATTAAAAGAACCGTAAAATAATTAAGAAAGAAGGTGTATAAGAAATGACTCCTACAATCTCTTACGATAAACTCGTACAGAAGTGGGCTCCAGTACTCAACGAAGAAACTGCTGGTTCTATTTCTGATTCTTACCGCAGACAGGTAACTGCTGCTATCCTGGAAAACCAAGAAAAAGCTATGCGTGAAGAAGCCGCACACGGTTCCTTTGGCATGGTAAACGAAGCTGGTACTGTATCTGCCGATGGTGGTGGCGCTAGTACTTCTGGTTTTGACCCTGTACTGATCTCGCTGGTACGTCGTGCTATGCCTAACCTGATGGCTTACGACGTATGTGGTGTACAGCCAATGACTGGTCCTACTGGCCTCATCTTTGCGATGAAGTCCAAGTACAAGACTGCTGGTTCTAAAGCTGGTCAGACAAGCGGCACAGAAGCTCTGTTTGACGAAGCTGCTACTGGTTTCTCTGGTGACTCTGAAACTCAGACAACTGATCCAATGGGTCCATGGGCTGATTCTGCGTTTACTGGTGACTCCACTGTAGACGACGCTGACCGCGGTACTCATGCCATTGGTCAGGGCGTATCGACAGCAGACGGTGAAAACTTCGGTAACTCCGATGCTAACCAGCGTTTCGGTGAGATGGGCTTCACAATTGAGAAGCAAACCGTTACCGCTAAGACGCGTGCTCTGAAGGCTGAATACACCATGGAACTTGCTCAGGATCTGAAGGCAATCCATGGTCTGGAAGCTGAAACTGAGCTGGCTAACATTCTCTCGGCTGAAATCCTGGCGGAAATCAACCGTGAAGTTATCCGTACCATCAACTCCCAAGCTAAGACCGGTTCGCAAGACGTAACTGGTGCTACTTCCACTAAGGGTATCTTTGACCTGGATGTAGATGCTGACGGTCGTTGGTCGGTTGAGAAGTTCAAGGGTCTGGTATTCCAGCTTGACCGTGAAGCTAACACAATCGCTAAAGAAACTCGTCGCGGTCGTGGTAACTTCCTGATCTGTTCGTCTGACGTAGCTTCCGCTCTGGCAGCTGCTGGTATGCTCGACTACGCTCCTGCTATGTCGACCAACCTGAACGTTGATGACACTGGTAACACTTTTGCTGGTGTACTGAACGGTAAGATGCGTGTATACATTGACCCATATGCAGTTGCTGATTACGCTACTGTTGGTTATAAGGGTACCAATGCATACGATGCTGGCCTCTTCTACTGCCCATACGTACCATTGACCATGGTTCGTGCGGTTGGTGAGAACGACTTCCAGCCAAAGATTGCCTTCAAGACTCGTTACGGCATGGCTTCCAACCCATTCGTTGGTGACTCGCCTGCTAACGGTCTGGCAAACGCTAAGACTAACCAGTACTACAGAATCTTCCGCGTGGATAACATTCTGTAAGCATACAATAACAATAATAAGTGTTATAAATACTGGGTGGATCGAAAGGTCCACCCTTTCTTTTTTTGTGAGGTATGAATGGCAACCTTAACGACGAATAAAAACTACTTACAGCCTACTGGCTTTAAAGTAGTAATTAATAGGACGAACTATCCTAACCTGACATTTTTTGCTCAGTCTGTTAGCCATCCTGACGTATCACTAACTAGTCCAAACGTTCCTTATTCTAGAATCGGTAATGTATCCATTCCCGGTGATGCCTTAGATTACTCGCAGTTAAATATTAACTTTATTTTAGATGAGAATATGGAAGCATATACCGAACTGTATAATTGGATGGAAAGTTTGGTTAATATTAATTTTAAAAATACAGACAATGCTGATCCATCTCAAGCTGATATTTCAATTTCAATCTTAACTAGCCATAACAATCAGAACAAGGTTATCACCTATAAAGGATGCAATCCAGTATCTGTTAGTGGCTTGGAGTTAACTGCCATCGCTTCAACCGTTGAGTATCTGACTTTCAATGGGGTCTTTACTTTTACAGGCTTTGAAATTAAGAGTTAACTTTCCCTTAAAAACGTGATATAATAGACCAGTCTAACAAAACTGGAATTTGATATGAAACTAGACTTAGAACACATTCTAGAGATGTGGCGTGAAGATACTGTCATCAATGAAATGAACCTGGATGAGGAATCTCGCAAGACTCCGTCTCTCCATGCCAAGTATCTAGAAATCCATGCTCTTACCAAACTTAGATTAAAAAGAGCTGAGTTAGATCAGAAAACTCTACTCAAGGATAAATGGCTGTATTATAACGGTAAGATGGATGCCGAGACCATTCAGGAAAAAGGATGGGACTTCGATCCATTCAATGGCTTA